CACCGTTGTCGGTCGGTGTTCCGAGCGCCATGACCGCTCCCCGCTACGGCGTAAGTCTACCGAATCACGCGGCGTGCGTGATCGTTGCGCTGTTGATTGTGACCGTCTGACCCGTGTTGATCGAGGTATTGTCCAGAATAATGTCAGTCGCCGACGTGCCCACCGTGAGGCCGGTGATGATGTCGGTGCTGTTGCTATCCCGAATACGTGCCGCCGCCGCCGTGCCTGACGCATTTGCAGACACGTCGGAGCGCGGGAACCCGGACAACGTCAACACGCCGTTGGTCACCGTGCCTGAAGGGTCCCCCAGTGTGATTTCGGCCAGCACCGTGGCCATGCCCGTGGTGCCGATCTGCAAGATGCCCGCCCCGGCTCCCGCGTCAATCTGATCGCGAACCGCCGTCATGCGAGCGGACTTCACGGCGGTAGTGTAAACAACAGCCATAATGCCTCCGAGTTAGTTGCCGCTGGTGAGAGTAAATGCGGTGACAGTGACCTGCTGGCCTACAGCAATGCTGGTGTTATCCAACTGCATATCGCCACCGCCACCCGTCGTCGTGACCGTGCCCTCCAAGACCCGCGTTCCGCCGACATTCAGCAACCGAAAATATCCGGCAATCCCGGTGGCATCTGCCGACAAATCCTGCCACGTCCCGGCCTTGGTCTTTTGCCCACCGCTTGCCGGGTTGAACGCATCGGCTGGCAACGTCATCGTGACAAGGACTGTTCCGGTCGCGGTCGCTCCAGCACCCGGCGGGCTGCCTGTTCGGATCTCCAAGCTGCCGTTATTAAACACCGTGTCGATGCCGTCCAGCAGGTCGTTTTTGAGATTGATGTTCAGGGTAACGGCCATGCGATCCTCTTAGCTCAGGTTCAAGACGCGGGCGGCACCGGCCATGCCGGTGGATTGAACGGGTCGGTCACCGCGTTGATGTAGTCGCTGGGCGGCTCCTTACGTCACGGATACGTTACGGCGCGGGGACAACAGGCGGCGGCGAGAACGTGCCGGTTGCCGGATCGTAAGTGTACCGGATACCGCACATTTGATCGCCAACGCGGATTGCCGTCAAGCCATCCGGTGGTGTCCACGGTGTGACGCCATCCCATAAGACCATGTTTACGACGATGTTTTGACTATCGATAAGTGCATAATCCTCTGTCATCGCTCCTCCTACCACACTGTGACGACAACACGTCCGGCACCACCGGAACCAGCCGCACCGCTCGCACCATTGCCTGAACCACCGCCACCCGCCGGAGCTGTTCCATTAATCCCCCGAGTGCCGCCAGCTCCTGCAAACATACTCGTCCCAGCGCCAGTATTGAGTTGTGATCCGCCACCGCCGCCGCCATAGACGCTGCTGCACTGATAACAGTTTGCAGTTCCTGTGATCCCGATTCCGCCAAAATAGTACCCATCAGCCACCGCTAAGTTAGCAATCGCTAGATATGTAGTAGACTGAACAGAGTTGTCGATCTTAAATGTGACGATCGCAGGGCTGGACCCGACGTTGCCCTGTGGCAAGGTGTTGTAGTTATTGCCAGCCCCAACGCCGCCAGCGGCGGTGACAGTGATTGTTGTTCCGCTCGTTGTTGTGAATGATGAGTTGCCACCGTAGTTGCCGTTACCAGTAACACCGCTAGCGGCTCCCGTACCACCAGCACCTACCGTTACCGATCCCGTGGAGCCAGCATCGGCCATGCGAATGACACGCCAAACATAGTTGCCGCCAGAACCACCGGTTCCCTGTGTTTGTCCTGTGCTGTCATTACTGCCACCACCGCCACCACCCCACACCTCGATCAAAATCATGGAGCCCGACGCAGGTTTGTTCCAAGTGCCGCTGCTGTTAAAGACCTGCTGATTGACTGTTGCGCCACCAGCCGCCGCCCATGACGTGACGCCGCTGCCATTGGTCTGCAAAAAATGGCCGTTTGTCCCGCCGCTCGTCGGCAACGTAAGCGACCATGTGCCTGCCGCCGCTGCACCCTGCACCGTCACCGTACCGCTGCTGGTGCCATCCACCAGCAGACCCTTGACCGCCGCCTGTCCGCTGGCGTTGCGGGCCACGACCTTGCTGGCCGTTGAGGCTTCGGTGGCATCAACCGCAAACGTGCGAGCCGCTGCGCCGGTAAAGGTTCCGCCGCTCGTCAAATAGGTGCCCGCGGTCAGCGCATTGCTGACCTGCGTAGCGGTGGTCGCGGTCGTCGCGTTGCCGGAAAGTGAGGCGGTAATGGTGCCCGCCGTAAAGTTGCCACTTGCATCCCGCGCCACGATGGCACTGGCAGTGTTGGCATTGGTTGCCGTCGTGGCGCTGTTGGCGACCTTGCCTGCCGTGCTAATGGTGGCGAGCTTGGTATCTGCAATAGCTGCCGCCGCGTTGATGTCGGCATTAACAATCGCGCCAGCAGCAATCGTGGTGTTAATGCTGGCACCGGTTGACAGGTTGCTAGAAACTGTTCCGGTCACATCGCCTGTCAGCTCAAACGTACGCACCGAAGAGAGCGCGGTGGCGGTTGAGGCATTTCCGGTCAATGCGGCGGTGATCGTGCCTGCGCTGAAGTTGCCGGAGCCATCCCGCAGGACCGCCGTGTTGACCGTGTTGCTGCTGGTCTCAACATACAGCGGGCTGACCACGTTGACCGCGATCACCCCGTTGGAGGCATTGACGCGAACCACCCAGCCAAGCACTTGATACAGCCCGCTCGACGGCTTGGTGGCGGTATAGCCGCCCGCGCCGTTGTTATAGAGGGTATCGCCTACCGTGAACCCATTGGTGTTGACACTAAACAGCTCACCAATCACCACGGCGGTGCCGAAGTTGCCCGTATTGAGCGCCTGTTCACAGATGCCGAGCGCCACGTCCGCCGAGCTGGCGACCTTGATCACCTCAATGGCCTGCTCACCGGGCGTAAACCCGACCGCCTTCACCACATCGCCCTTTGCCAGCGTGGCCCCGGCCTTGATGCGGAAATGCGTGGAGTTGGCCCCGACGTTGTTGGTGTAATCGTCGATGGTCTTGTTGGTCAGGGTCGCCGCATCTTCGGTCGTGACCGCTCGACCCGCCACATACGCACAAAACACATCCTTTGCGCCCGCCGCGAGCGGCACCAGCGCATTGGCATTACTGGAGGCCAGCACCGAATCCCGGCTGAGTGTACCGGCACCGGTGGTGCCAATGCCGACTTCCCAGTCGGCCCCGCCAGCAATGACGTAATAGACCGACACCCCGTTGCCGAAGGCCGCAGTGAAACTCTGGTAGCCGGTGGTTGCGCCCGCAAGTGTGAGCGCCCCGGTTCCGGTGGTGGTGGTGGTTTCCTTGACGCGATCAGCAACGAGGGGCATCGGTCTATTCCGTCAGAGGGTTTTACTGAAGCGTCAACACGCCAGTGGTGGGGTCAAAGTCCACCGTGAAGGTGTCACCAGCGCCCAGCGTGATGGACGTGCCATAGTCCCAGTACCCGATCAGGTTCTTGGACGCGGTGGTATCGTTATACAGCACCGCATACCGGAACGGGCCAATGTTGCCGCCGCTTGCGGTCCATGCGGTCGGATCCGCCAGCACCAGCTTATACAGCCCGCCGGTCTGCGCGGATGAGGTCTGCGCGGCGGCATTGCCGCCAGCCGTATAGCCATTCCCGGCACCGATTTCGGCCAGATCAGCCTTGACCGCATCAGCGGATGCGGACGGCGTATCGTTGGTCAGGTAGACCTTGAGGGTGTCAGTGCCGAGGTCATGGACCTTCTCGGCAAGCGCCTCGACAAAGGCGTCGAACTTGTTGAACGCGGCCATGAGTCTGCTACTCCTTTAGGAGAGAGGTGGGGAGAAAGTCGCCGGACCAGTGACCCTCTCGTCACCGTCGCGGAGCATCGCGGAGAGTTCGGACAGCAAGGTCGGCACATCGCGCCCAGTCAACACAATGTGCCGCCCATCCATGCCCAGCCACTCCACGCCGAGATCGGCCCCAAGGGAGCCGATATAGTTGGACAGAATGCCGCCGTGCTCAACCACTAGCGCATCCGCGCGCGCCATATCTGCCGGGGTCCAGCGCACCATGCGGAGGTCATGGCCACACATAGCGCGCGCATCACACCGAGTATTCACGTCAGGCTCCAGTAATCAGGTGAGTGCCGTCAAGCACTTCGACATCCTCAAACACCGCAAATGACGCCGCCTGTGTCGGGTCAATGGCTTCAAGGGTCACTTTCTGACACCGGAGCGCGCGCTGCACAAAGGTGCCGCGCACATAATACAACGGGCCGTCGTTCTCGCGCAGCAGGCCAAACTTGGGCACCTCAACATAGTCCGCCAGTGTCGCCATGGCCGTCGTGCGGCTTTCCATGTGCGCCTGCGGAGCCAACGGGACAGTCTGTGAGTCCGCTGTGTCATCAATCCGGCCCCATCGCTCCAACGTCTTGACATAGACTGGGCGCTGGAAGCCATCCGCTCCGGCGTCTTGCCGCTCATAAATGCTGATGCGTCGATCAAGCAGCCCCGGCATCACCGTCATACCGCCACCCCGAGCTTGAGCAGCCGCAGGGTTTTCATAACCCGCGCCACCGTCTCACGCGAAGCATCCCATGCCACCGTGGTGCCCGCCGCCGTTTCTGTAGCGGCTCCGGGGGTCCGGCGTTCGTAGAGGTCTGCCGCCAAATCCAGAATGGCCTCACTCAGCAGGGGCTCCAGTCGGGCATAATCAGCGCGGAGGGAGAGGCCACAGGACGCCGTAATGGTGTACGGCCCATACGGAAAGGTCACTCCATCCTTGCCATAGATGATGCCACTGCGGCTATCTGTCCAGTAATCGGTGGCGACCACCGTGACCCCATCACTATCAACCACACTGGTGGTGGTCATTGGGCGGCGAGGAAAGACCAAGGAGGTGACCGCACCGTCCAGCGCATCGGCGCGATCTATGGCGGTTTGGGCCTCTGCCGTAAGGGGGGTGTCGATCCACTGTTCCAACATGGCCCGCGCGCGCGCCACCAGCGCGGCGAGCAGGGTATCCTCGGCCGTGCTTTCAATCCGCAGGTACGTCTTGAGATCAGTTGCTGTCGGGAGCGCCACGGGAGGTCAGGCTAAGGGTCCCCAGTGAACTGGGGGCCAGACCGGCCCCCAGCCACTGGTGCAGCATTACGGGCCAGCGGGCTCGTCCAGTACAACGAACGGGCTGTGCGCGTTCACCTTGTTGCCGCTGCCATCCACCTTGTAGGCGTAGGTGCTGGTCGGGAGCGGGATGCCACCGCCGCGCGCCACAAAGCGGTAAGTGGTCACATCTGACGTGAACGCGAAGTGGATGCTGGACTCCACCGTCAGGGCCTGCCGCAGCCCGAGCGCGTAGAAGTCCGGGTTCACAAGGCACACATCCGCCTCAGTGCCAAGCGACGGGAGCAGGTCCGTTACCACGACCGGCAGCCCGAGCAGCAGCATCTGCGGCTTGTCGCGGAGGTTCGCAATCCACGTCACCATCGTGTTGTTGGTGGTCTGGAGCGCGAACATCTGGGCGAGCGCATTGCGGGTAATCATCCACATGGAGTTCGGCCCATGGGTGTGCTTCTGGTACATCTGGAAAGCATCCGCCGCCGAGAACGTGGAGGCAACCGCACGCGGGTGCTTGATGAGCGCGGCATTGTTGGTGTTGAACGCGCCCAGCGGCTCGTTGGAGCCCGTGCCGTCGATGGTCACATCTTCGTTGAGCTTGTTGATGATCTGACCGCCGACCGCCGTGGTCACTTCCGCCGGGAGTTCGCCCGTGAAGTCATCCCCGAGCAGTTCGTCGCCAAACTGCGTAACGGCCGCGTACTTAAACATCGTGAGCAGCCGCTGGCCAAAGCTGGGCTCACGCACCGGCTTGGTCGCGCCCTCACCCACAATCGTCACGTTGGCGATCTTACCGGCCATAGGACGGTTGAGGGTCGTGGTGCCCTCATCTTGAATAAGATACGGGATTCTCAAGCTGCGCCCGGGGACCGAGTACCGACGCGCAACCTGAAAAAGCCCCGGCTGCTGGTTGGACACAGAGAAAATCTCCGGCACCTGCGTGAGCGGCAGCAGGTACTCGCCGCCGTTCGTGCTGCCGGTGATGGTGCGGGTGTACTGGTCCACCTGCCGGAGTGCTTCAGCCTCCCGGCTGTTGCCCGCGCCCTTGGTGGCCGCGCGCAGGTAGGCCCCGTAGTTGGGCCAGTTCTTGGCGAGGATAGCGCGCACCTCACCCTGCGCGTCACTCATGCTGCGGAACTCCGTGCGTTCGGCCTTGCTGTTGTTGTCCACCCGGACAAGGCCCTCGTCACCACCCTGCCGGTCAATCTCAGCATCAGCGGTGAACTCCGCAGCCGCCTGCGCGCGCATCTCCAGCGCGCGGAGGTCCTGCGTCATCTTCTCAACCTGCTCGGCGGACAGGCTGACGCTCGGGTCCGCCAAATCGTGGCGGATCTTATGCGCCTGCTCACGCAGCTCGTTGGCGTGGCGATTCTTGGAAATCAGGGGAGCCTTCATGATACCCTCAGTGCTGGGGAGTAAGGAACGAACGCCGCACGGCAGCAAGCCGGTCGGCCATGCTAACACCTGCTGACTCCGTGGCACGGGTCGTGTCAGGACCGCAGCAGCGGGCCGACGCGGGGGACGTGGCGGCGGGAGACAGATACCGCGAAACGATAGCCGCGCGGGTTGAGGCATCCAGCGCCTCAAGCGCAACGACGGCTGCCGTTTCCAACAACTCCGCGTCTGGCCGGACGGGAGCTTGTACTGGGGAGGTTTCATCCATGCGCGCGCCAGTCACATCAGCCCCCGGCACCGCAGGCATCGGCGTTAGGCTGACTTCGCGCAGCTCAATCTCTAGGAACTTTTCGCTCGGCTTGCCCTCAAGCATGACCATATCAGACCGACGCGGGACAAACCCAATGCTGAAGCCAGTAGACGCGCCCGCCGCAATCACGGTCTTGACGTAATCAAGGGCCGCGCGCCCCTCGGGCGTGTCAAACAGGTCAGCGGTCATGATCAGGGAATCCCCGCTGTCAATCATGGACGCCACCACGCCGACGTGCGCGCCCACGGTGCGGCTGTGGTCCATCAACAGCGGGACCTTGCGGGCCTTGACCTTGTTATCAATCGACCGCTTGGCACAGCCGCGCGCGAAGATGGTGTTGTAGCTGTCCACCACGTCATAGGTCAGCGCCACCCCGGAGACGCGCCCCGCAATCCCGGGCGGCAGGTTGCCATCCGCGCGAACCGAGAGGGTCACTTCACTGGTGATGTACTGCACAGGCCGCAGGGGTGGCCGCTGGGTTGTTGCCGTCATGGGGTCACCTCGGGTTGTGCAGGGGCCTCTTCCGTATAATAAACAAGAGTGCAGCGGCAGTTGATGACCTCTGATGCGCCACCCATGGAATCCAGCGGGTAGAGCATCTGGCCGTACTTGTAATCCATGGGCTTGATGTTGGTGTTGCCGTAGCGACGGTGGCTGTCCCGCGTCTTGCGATCATCAAACGAGAGCCATTCCTTGGATTTGTAGATGCCCAGCTCCATCGCCTGATCCCATGAACCTTGCGACATAGCGCCAGCCGCCTCTGTGCGGGCAATCCGCATGGCGCGTACCTCAGTCAGCCGCTCACTGTACACGCTCGCCTGCACCAGCCGCGCGGTCTCTTCCACACTAAACCCGGCCTTCTCCGCTGCGCGGATCGCGGCGGTCACCTGCTTGGCGGTGTCCTCACCAACAAACTCGGCCAGCTTGGAGACGCGCGTGTCAATGGCGCGCAGCACTTCCGGCGACTGCAAGGTAAAGTTGAAGTTGAGCCCTGCGCCCTGCCGCGCACCCATCATATAGGTCTCCCCAACCAGCGCCTCATACGCCGCCTTCCACGCGCGGTAATACTCGCCCTTTTTGCCGTAGTTGGTGTCAATACGCCGACTGATTTCGTCTAGCATGGCCTTGCGGCGGCCCTCAGTAGCGTCAGCGGCCTCCTTGACGTATTGGGCAAAGAGCATGGCGACCGCTTGCGCGTCAGCGGCAAACTGGTTGCGCGCGGCGGTGTAGTAAACCGACTCTTCACCGTCTAGCTCGTCCATCGCCCGCTTCCATGCCTGATACCGGGGCTCAGTGGCCAGCGTGCCGTTCTCATACATCGGCACCCACCACGGGCGCTCCTCGGGCGGCACATGGACCCACCACGGGCGCTGGTCCTCAACCTCCTCCGCCATCTCCTCCGGCTCTTCTTCCGGCTCCTCTGGCGCTTCCTCCGGGGCTTCCGGTTCCTCCTCCGGCTCTTCCTCCGGGGCCTCAAAATCTGACAGAGACGCCAGCATGGCGGCTACTGTTGCCGGGTCAGCCTTCGGGAACGCCAGCCGCAACACCCCCTTAACCGCCGCCGCCGGAAGCTCGCCCTCCACAACAGCCTCTAGCAGCTCCATAATAGCCTCAATCTGGTCCCCATCCAGCGCGGCATCAGAGAGCGCGCGCACGGCGTAGGTCAGATTGCGAGTGCGTTGCTTAACCTCAGCAGTGTCCTGTTTTGTGAAAACTGCTGGGGTTTCATTGTCAGTTGAGGGTGCTTCTTGTAGAACAGTGCTTGCGTCAAGAACCGCAGTAGACGCTGGCACCAGTTGGGTGCCAGTAGATAGGGCGATGGCGTCAGTAGGAACTGGCAAAGGCGGCAACTTGAGAGCACGCCGAGCTTCCTCCCACGTCCGCAGCGAGTCCTTGAACTCCGCGCGCACGCGCGTACTGGTCTTTTCGTCATCCTCAACCAAATCGCGCAGGATGTCGTGATCGTAAGTGATCCAGACCTCGCCAAACTCAGGCGCGAGCCAGTGGTTGAGCTCGTCCTCAATGGCGCTCAACATCGGCTCAATGGTATGCTGCACCAGCCGCGCTCGGGCCTCAACGTATTGTGCGCCCGAGAGACCAGAATCTTTGCTGGCACTGGCGATGCCAATCATGCGCGGGTCTACCCCATACGCCGCGCAAATGTCCTCCCGGCTGACCCGCCGCAGGTCAGGGAACTCTAGGTCACTCAGGGTAAAGCCCAGCGGCTTAATGTCCCGCACCGCCCCAAAGAACGCCGGAGTGCCTCGCTTGCCCCGGTCTACCGTGCGCGCGCGGTAGCGGTCCTGCATGGCCTGCGCGTCATCCTGTGAGGCTTCATCTGCCAACAGCACCGCAAAGGTGGGGGTGCCGTCGTTGGTCACCACTTGCCTTACGTACTTGGTGGCCTCATTGTCAGCGGCCATGCTGGCAATCGCGGTGGCCCCCCTCGGGAACCCAAACACGTCCGGTTGAAAGGGTCGCGGCATATCCAAATCGCGGAAGTGCAGCATATCCTCGACCGGGGCCTGTACAATGATGCCCGCCCAGTTCGCGTAATCGTAGCGGCGGGGGTCTCCTTCACCATCCACCCAGACAGATTGAATGGACTCGGCATTGACTGGCCGCAAGCCAACCGGGAGGCCGGTAGCTCCGGGGCGCTCTAGCTGAAAGAAGCTGTTGCCGTAGCCGAGATAATCCACCGCGTACCGCGCGCGGAACTGACGCGCCGTAAGCCGGGGTCCGGGGTAGTTCAGGAGCCGCTGGAGCGGGTGGTCATCCTCAACGCGGCTCTCGGTGTTGCCCTTCTCGCGCAGCACAATCAGAGGGACTGAGCAAATAATGTCAGCCACTACCCGAATACAGGCATGAACGACCGGATGCTTATTGAACCCTTCCGCGCGGATGACCGCGCCATCGGGCTTGTATTCCTGCGGGTTCGCGGTGCGAACCAAACTCATCGACGCAAGGCCAGCCGCGCCGGGGAAGTTGGGATAGGTAATAGAGTTGATTGCGCGGGACTCATCACGTCCACGCACCACATCCCATGCGCGCGCGAGTCGCCGTACTACGGAACTGCCGGTAGTCCTCTCGGACACGCTGCCCCCGTGTCAATGGGCACTCATGCGCGGACTCGCCACGCCTCACCACAACGGTAGGTGATTGCAAGCAAGGAGTCAACAGCCCGCTTAAAGCCGGTTTACATTACCTCAGTTAAATCACAAACGGGGTTGAGCCAGTCAAGAGCTGCGCGGTCAATGCCCAAACCAGCGCATCTACGCGATCAGGGGAGTCTACGTCATCGTCCGGGTTAAATCCGGCCATCTGTTGCTCAAGGATTGGGAACTCGCCCACATGAAACACGCGGTTTTCAGTATAGAGGGAGTAGCAGGGCTCGGCACGGGCGTACTTTCCGCGCGAGGCGCGCACGTCAATGATACGGACCCCGCTGGCGCGATCCCCGATGGAGCGGATGACACTGGTCACCATATCGCCCCCTTGATTGGTCTCGGCCACAATGCTCCCCTTCCACCGCTTGGCCGCGTCAATGGCAATGCTGGCCCACTGGTTGGGGTTATACCGCCCGCTCAGGTCCTCCAGAACATAACCTCGCCGCTGCCGATCCGCGCCAACTACCACAATGCCGGTCTCATTGGATTCCATGTGACTGGTGGCGGCAGGGTCAACACCAATGACCACGCGGGACAGCTCCGGGGCGGTTGCAATACGGCACCGCTCAATCTCAGCCCGGGTCCAGAGCAGCCCCGGCTTTTCCTTGCTCCACAGCCCGCCAAAGATGTGGTTATAGCGGGCAGGGTTGCGCTCGCGCGTCTCCTCGGCCTTCTCAATCCATGACTGGGCAAGGTTGTGCCGGTTGTTCTCCCATGTGGTGTGAATGTATAGGGTGTCAGGCCGCTGCCCGTTTTCGATAAAGTTGCGGTACAGGAAATGGCTGAAAGTGGAGGGGTTCAGAACCAAAATGACGCGATTGGGCAACGTTTTATGGCGGATAGATAGGTCAATCCGCTCAAAGGTGTCCTCGTCCACAAGCTCTTCGGCCTCATCCAGCACCCACGTCGTCACCCCCTGAATGGACTTCAGCGCGGCGGTCTGATTGCCGGAGCTAGTTTTGATGCCCCGGAACAGGATGCGCGAACCGGTCTTGAGGTTGATGATTTCACTAGCCGTAATGTGGAAATCTTCCTCCCTGCTCAAGAGGCCGATCTTTTCCTTGAACTCAGGGATGATTGAGAGGTTGGCTGAGGTCAGCGTGTATCGGGTAAACAGGATGACGTGCCCGACCTCATACGTCAGGTTCAACAGAAACAGGCTGACGTGAAAGCTCTTCGCGCTGCCGCGCCCGCCCGTGATAAAGGCATAACGCCACGGCGTCCCATCTGCCTTGATTGGCTTCTGAGCAAATAGCTCTTTGTATTGGCGCAAAAGCAGCAAGGGAGGGACAGCGGCGTCCATCCCTTGCTTGGCTGGCCGGGGCATGACGGCGGTGGCCATCTTAGGGACTGGAGTCGGTCCAGAGCACCGGAGGGGACACGACCGCCTGTCCGGCACTGGTCACGTCCACGTCCTTCCGCTCAATGTAGCCCCGGTTCCGGCCCTTGGTCTTGAGGTAGAAGATGGTCGCGGCTGCCTCCCCTCGCCCGATCTGTTTCATCAGGGAGGTTTCGGCAAAATCCAACGCCACGTCTTCGCACTCCTTGACCGCCTCGGCGTAATCCGGGTCACTCTCCAGCCACCGGTAGTGAGTGGCACGACCAACGCCAGCCCGCTCACAGGCAGTGGTCACAATGCCCAGAGACGCGCGCAGCGCCTCCAGCATGGCCTTTTTACGTTGTCCCGCTTTGTCTCTTGTCATTAGCCGCCTCCTTGGCTGCTTTCATCTGCTTAGGATCGCGCTTGAGGCTGTCCGGTTGGAGCGCCTCACCTGCCGCTTCTCGGGCTTGCCATTCCTTTCGTAGCCGGATCTGATTTTTAGATTCCCACGATTTTTGATACGCAACGTCCTCAAAGAGTTTAGAAAAGCCGGTGATATGCTTCAGTTTCAGCAGCTCTTCCGGCTCCATGCCCAGCTCGTTGCAGATGGCGGCGTCACTCCAGCCGTTGTCCAGCATGGTAAAGACCATGTTGGCCATGCCCTGTACAGAATGTTCGCCCCGGGCTCGGTTGTGCCGCACGGTGGAGGCCATCCGGTCGTTGATGCTCTTCTCAATCACCACGACCGGCAACCGACCACGGTTCCGCTCGTAAATGTCCGGGTTGCTCTTACAGGTGAAATAGCGGTGAAACCCATCAACGATGACGTATTTGCCCTTGGCCTCATCGCGGATCACCACCACCGGCTGGGTGTAGCCGTCATGCTTGATAGAGGTATACAGCAAGCCCATCTCTTTCCCGGCGACTGAGTTGGGGTTGTAGTCGTTGGGGTCCACCTCTTCAACCGGCACCCAGCGCACCCGGTCCACCGGCTGGGTAGCAAGCGGGGAAAGCTGGTGCAGGGCATCCCGCACCCTTTCTATTCCGGCCAGACGCGCAGATTCCGGCAACGCGCGGAGGGCCTCCAGCACGGCGGTGAGGGCTTCATCCATTGATGTAGGGGTTCGTGCGGAGGAACTCAGGCCGGATCGCATCGCCGCGCTTCCATTTGCGCCATGTGCCAACCGGTGGTGAAATCTCCCAGTTCTTCATCTTGGTCATCACGTCCCCGTCTTGGGTCAGGATGGACGCCACCTCAACCTTGTGGCGAAGGTCAGGTCGTTTCATGTCAACGTACTTCTTGTCAAAGGCCGCAAACGTTTTGGCAAGGTTGTGCTGGGTGGTTGGGTCATGCACCAAACGCGGCAGCAGGAAATCCCGGTACTCTTTCCAATCAGAAAACATCCACGGCAGCTCTTTAGGGGTCTGTGACGCAAACTGCTTGAGCTGCTTGACGGTGTTGATGCCCTTCATGCGGCGGGTGAGCTTCTCCCACGTTACCGGTTCAATCTCTTGCATGAACCGCAAATGCTTGACGGCGGTCTCATGGTGCAGGTTGCTGACCCGCATATCCTGTATGTGGTAGCCGTACTGATACATCTGGTCATAGATCCGGCAGTACGGCCAGCCGTGGCTATGAATGGCCTTCCACACGTCCCGGTACGTCCAGTCGTAGATGGGGTAGAAGTTGTAATGCCCCCGCTTGGGGTCCTCCTTGGTCCCCCACGTCACCCACTTATAGGTCGGAAAACTCGTCAGCCCTGCCGCTCGACCGGGGCTCTCTTCCGCCCTAACGCCTCCAATGGTCGCGCAGGAACTATCAGGGTAGAAATGCCGCCGGATTGCTTGGAACAGGCTATAGAAGTCCTCCCCGGGGCCAAAGATGTTCTCTGTGTATGCGCGCGCCCATTTTGGGCGCATCCACAAGTCAGGCCGGTCGGCGTCCCAGATTTTGATCCATGCCTCTGCCGACGTGCTGTTCGGCATTTGGAAAGGGATCTGAAACCAACGCGGCTCTACGCGCGGGTCCTCCATAACCGCCTGCACCATATCGGCCGTGGCTTGCCATTCCATCTCTTGGTCTAGCCACATGACCGGCAGCGGGAGCCGCCCCCGGCGTTCAGCTTCAGCCAGCGCCAGATTGAGCACCACAGTGCTATCCTTGCCGCCGCTGCAATGCACGACCACGTTTTCAAACTCGTCGAACAGCCACGCAATCCGCTGCTGCGCGGCTTCCAATACGTTGGCGTGGTTATAGATCCGCATGATTGGCCACCTGTCCCACGTACATGGGGCTGCCTCCGATCCGGTGCCCGAGCAAAATGGCGATCATTCTTTTGCCCGATTAATGAGATAGGTCCCCGGCTTGATGGCTGGCATGGCCCAATACCTGTACCCGTTGGCTCGAAAGTAGGTATAGGTCTGTTGCATGAATCGGCGCGGGACGCCGAGCTGGGCAATCCACTCCTTGGCTGCCTCAAAGGGTATGCTGCCCGTCCACTTGTCCTGATGCACATAGTCATGCGGCATAGACGCCATCGTCTTGGCAAATGTCCATACCTGCTCGCGCAACGCGCCCGCCAGCATGACCCGCTTGTCTACTGGCTCACTGGTCAATGCCAAAGTCCTCGCCGCAATGAGGGCACGTCACTTCGCGTAGCTCCTGCCGATCATTGAACTTGGTGGTCAGCTTCTGGTCGGCCGTGGCGATGTCCTTGTCTGTGACCTCATCCCGGGAAAAGCTGGGGTCAATGTTTGGGGAATACGGCAGCTCAAGGCCCCAGTCCTGTAGCTCATGCACGTCCCAGTCATCGCCCGTGTCAAAAAAGGTGGACCATGAAAACGTGCCGGTGCTGACGTTGTCCTTGATGACGAACTCTTTCTTTTGCGCTTCGGTCAGGCTATCCGCAATCAAGACCGGGATTTCAGTGAGGCCCGCCGCCTGACAGGCTTTAAGGCGCATATTGCCGCCCAGCACCATAAAGTCCGCGTCCACTACAATCGGGCGAAGCTCCAGCATCTCAGGGAAATCCTTGACACTTTGCACCAGCTTGTGGAATCGCTCATCCTTGACAACGCGCGGGTTCTTCGGGTTTCCGCGCACGCGCGTGATGGGTAGGTATTGCAGCATCAGACAGTTTCAGGGGCATAGGTTTGGACCATCAGGCGCGCCATGACCACCTCTGCGAGGTGCGACAGATGCACCCGGGATTCAATGGTGCGCCCGTGGGATTGCGCCCGATAGGTTTGGATGACGGGCAGCGGCTTGGTTGGCTGATACGGCGGCACATCAGGGAGTGTCAGGAACGACAGCATCGGGCCTCCGGTGAGGGTGAGCGAGCGTCCTGCGGTGACAATCAGCGCATCAAAACGGCTGAATGGTGGGCATCCCAACCGGGGCACTTGTAGCCTCTCGGTATTTGGCCAGCAGGGCATCCATGTGCGGAGTAATGGGGCCAACCGGCTGCTGCTTCACCTCGCGCTCCATGCGCCATGCCAGCGCATCCGCAATACTGATCCGGCGCTGTTGGCCATCCTTGGTGCCGGGGCGCTTGGTCTCCCGCATGATGGACTGCAACGGGCGACCGGCAGGCCACTGCCCCGCTCGACCGGTAACCCGCTGATAAATGCGCGCGCGCGATACGCCGATAAACGTGGCCGCTTCCGCAATCGAAAGGTCCGGCAACTCGTCAGGCATCTGGTATTACTCCTAACAGGTAGGTGGTAAGCACCGCCCATGCTTCAGCGGCAGTCTTGACAATATGAACTGACCATCGCTCTTGACGCAACCGGTCGTGGAAGGCTTTCTGCGCCTCCGATATACGCCCGTGCCCGGTTGGGCTCTTGAACTCCAGTGCCAGCCCAACAAACGGCCCCCGCGCGGCAAACAGCATCCAGTCCGGGGCACCCGCCGTGACGCCTTCGGCCTTGAGGAGTGCGGCCTCACGGGCGGATCGCGCACCACCGTTCGGGATGGCACAGCACGGCAAGTCGCGCGTCAGCGGGTCCAGCCGCACCCGCTGAATGAACAGCCGCTGTTCCACCGCTTCTAGGTGCTTGGGCTTGGCGCGCGGCGTGGAAGCTCCCGGCTCCTTGGCCCGTGCGCGCACCATCCAGTCCGGCAGCGGTCGGCTGGCTGGCCATGACGGGCGCTTAGGCATCAGACTGAGCGACTGACCGCCGACGCGGGTGGGCCTTGTTCCATTCCTGATTGTACAACTGGCTTTTCACGGTGGCGCACCGGTCACAGAACCATGCTTGCGTGCTGTCGTTCTCGCGCACCTTGCCGCAGTTCCAGCAATGGCCGCACTCTTGGGCATGGCATCGCAGGCACAGCCCAAAAGTAACCCGCCCAGAGGAAAGCCGAATCGGGCGCTTTATCTCTTGGCATATCTCACCACTCCACAACCGCTCGCCGCAGGTCTGATTCGTCGGGAACTTCACAGCCGCGCCTCCTCTCGCCGCCACATCGTGATCGCTTCCCGCAGGTCTGCCATGGCTTGCTTCTCATGGCGACCGCCACGGGCCGCATCCCACGTCAACACAGACTGAAACAGGTTGACCCCAACGGCTGCCTTGACGCGCGCACTTTCTAACGCGCGGATGGCCTCCACCTCTGCCTGCTGTGCCTCTTGCAACGTCAGCCGCAGCCGCTCAGTGGTGCGCTTGGCAAGATCCAGCGCCACCTCAAGGTCAGCAGCGTATTGCGCGAGCCGGTCAATACGCGGATCAATCACTACCCACGGCATCTTTTCTGTTAAATGGAAATCCGCTCGGACCTCCACGGGGGTCCGGTATGCCTTACTCATGCTGGCGCTCTTGCTCTCGGGAAAGGTTATGCCGGTCAACAGTCGAGCGGAGGGCTTCAACCATCAACTCCCGGCTGCGGTCATGCATCCGCTGCCATGCGGTTTTGGTCATCTGCGGTGGCCGCTCGCCCCGCACGGCTTGATCAAGGCTCAGTGGCATATGGCGAAGTCTCTGATAGAGGGATGAGTTGCCGAAGCGCCAGCCAAGTGGTGTAGCTGCCACCTGAGTCAAGGTATGCCTGCGCGGCCTGCACAATCGGCCGGGACCGTTCCGCCTCGTCGCGCCATCGCTTGAGGTCAATCAAGAGCGCCCGCGCGTGGTCCATTTCGTCTTGCAGGCCATTGATAATCCGGGACTTGCCGCCCAGCATGGACGTGGCAATGTCAAACTCCTTCCGCAGTCGGTCGATCTCCTGCACCAGCACCAGCCCCTCGCCAGCGGCCAGCGTCCAGCCTTTGCGGGCGGTGGCAATGGTGCGGCTCAATCGGTCGTCGCCGTACCCCGCCCGCCGGTTGACGGCTTGAAACTGGCCGTCCGCCTTGGCGTCGAGCTTGTCAGACGGGTCCGGCACCCGGCAATCGGTCGGGGCCGCGCTCACGCCTCACCCCGGCACTTGGCCAGCTCCGCGCGCACGGCATCACGCTCGGCCTCCACCTCATGGAGCCGCTGTTGCAGCTTGTCGAAGGCATTCGCCACCTTCTTGGCCTCTCCCGGCAGCAGGGTGATGCCCGCCCGTGCCATTGCAATCAAGTCCCCGCTCACGGTCCCGCCCCCCTCGTTGAGTTGCCAGAGCGCGATCTCGGCACAGTGCCGCCGCGCGGATTGCGCGGACCCGATCCGCCGCCAGTGCTTGCCTTTGCCACGGTTGATAATGGTAGACGCCAGCCGCCGCCTTGTTGAAAGATCGTCCACGATTTGCATCTCGTCGAGCAGCACCCCGACAAGGTCGGCGGTGAACTCCAGTTGCCCCACATCGCGCAGCCGGTCAATAAGCATCTCGGTGATTTGCTCCACCACGGCCGACTGAAACGGGTCGTCCTGTACAGTCTGATCCGCGCGCGCAATGGCGGCGTCTCGGATCTCACGCGCGCTGAAAAGGTCAAGGGTAGTCACGGCACAGCCTCCAGCCCCATCGCCGCCCCCAGCGCCTCACAGTGCTGGCAGATCGACTGCCCGGGTGAGGTCTCCAGCATGGGCACAATCGTCAGCAGCTTTCCGCACAGGGCTGGGAACTGCCGCATCCGGGTGCCCGGATCACGGGGCAACGGAACCCAATCATCGGCCGGGTTCATCAGATGACGGCGGCGGCTCATACGTTGACCTCCCACGCCGCCGCACGGCGAAACCCGAGCTCCTCGCGCACCTGCCGCAACTTCTGCTCGGCCGCATCCAACACAAGCCCGCCCGTATCCACATCGCGGTGCCAGCGGCTGGACGGGCGGTCCCATGCCTGAATGAACGCCGCCAACTCCTCGGCCCACTGCTCAAGAGCTTCTACGGTCATCTGCTGCATCTGGTGCTGTGCCATCGGTCTGTCTCCCGTTCAGGTGATGGTGCCAGCCGGATCGCTGACACCAGAATAATGGCAAGAGGTGCAGAGAATGTCAAGACTCTGCGGAGCGGTCGCGCTGCTCAAGAATCATTCGCAGGCGCGGACGCACCCACTGCTTGCGCTGCGCGTCATACATGATCTTGGTCCTCATGCTGTACGCCATATCCGTCCAGCCATCAAACCCCTGCCCCTCAAACGCGGAGGTGATTTGTGCCACCTCAGTCACGGTCGGGCCATCAGTCCACCGTAGGTAACAGTTGCCGTAGCCGGTGCCGCTGCTCAACCGGACGCCGAACTTGGTGCCCGGGAACGCCTTGGTCAGCACACGCTTCATAAGGCGCGACGAGTCGGCGTAGTTGAGATCAATCGCATCGTCAGGGGTCGCGCCGGGGGTGGTCGTGGTCTTGATGGTGTCTAGCATAGTCCTGTTCTCCCGATCAGGTGGTGGTGCCAGCCGCATTGCTGACACCAGAATAATGGCAAGAGTGCTGCGTTATGTCAAGAGGCTGCTGGCAACTCAACCAGCACGATGTTGTTGTTGTTCGCTTTATCAAGGAAGAACTGCTTGCCAGCGAACCGGATCACATCGCCGTACTGCACCATCGGGAAGGTCTCCTGCGGGCGGTCCCACGCGGTCAGCATGGTCGAGTTCTGGTTCGCCCAGTACAGCTCCTCGCCGCGCGCGCGCGCCCGCTCCACCGCCGCCGTGGGGTCCTCGTTGTAGTCCGCCGCGTATCCGGCCACTGAGCCAAGGGTGTACATCCGGTACATCGTGCCGTACCGCCCGCTCTCGTAAGGCACCGCAAACTGCTCGCCGTACTGGAACTCGCGGGTCAGGTCCGCCGCCACAATCCGGTAGGCCGGGAACTCTGCCACAACGGGCTGGGTGGTCAGGTAGGCGGGGGTCGTCGTGGTCTTGAGCATTGGTCTGGTCTCCCGATCAGGTTGGTGTCGGCTGCCTTGGTGCCGCCGGACACCACAATAATGCAAAGAGGGACCCCCAATAGCAAGAGGGTCCCCAAAAGTTTTTTTATTATTTGTTCTTCACATTAGAAGGGCAGGTCGTCCCGCTCCTCAGCCTCGGCGTTCGCGGCCATGCCGGTCCATGCCTCCAGCACGGTCTCGACCCGCGCGATAATGTCCTTGAACTTCTCAGGGTCCCGGCGCACGAACTCTAGCAGCTTTTCCAGTTCGTTCTCGGGAATGTCCTGCAACGCCACGTTGTAGAACTTGGACTTCTTGAACGGCAACTTCCAGCTCATCGCCTCGTTCACGTCCCCGCTGAATGGCTTGGCGCGCGGGGTGTCTGGGACGTTGGAATAGAGGCGCTGCCCGGGCTCCACTGCCGCCGGTGCGCTGTTGGGGGCCTGAATAGCCACCGGGCGCGCGGAGGCGTCTTGCCCGTCATCATCTTCCGCCGTGAGCCCGAGGATGGCAGAAAGGCCATAACGCCGCCCGTAGCTGAGGGCGCTTCCGGCACCCTGCGCGGTCAGCTTCTCAACCGGGAGGGTGACACTGCTGGCGATCCATTCGCCCGACTTGTGCAGAAGCATCGTCTCGACCCCGACCGCCATGAGCCGCCCGTCCACTGTTTCCGGCGTAGATCCTGTCTGCATGACCGCCAGCCCGTGCCGCGCAAGGACTGGGCGCACCTGTTCCATGATGGCGTCCAACGTGGCGTACCGGTTCCGGAACGCCGGGTTCACCGCGTCCTTTGCCACTGGCGCAAGCTCGGCGGCGGCGGCGACGAGGGCCGGGGCCAGTGCCCCGATGCTATTGCTGGTTTTCATTCTCCCGTTCTCCCGTTGGGGTTGATAGACCGATCAGATAGGCCCGACCGGCAGGTTGGAATATATAGAGTCGTCATCCAATAGAAAGGGCCTCTCGCCACGATCTAGACGCGACAGAATCGCCCGGTAGGACCGGCAGAGCGCCTCCGCATCCAGCTCCGCCGCGATCACTGCCTGCCATGCTCTATGCACCGCATTCGCCCGTGCCGCCTCACGGTCCAGCGGCATCCCATCCGCGCCCAGCTCGGCGGGTCCCAGCCATCCCGCTTTGAGTCGGCGGACACTTTCCAGCAACGCCTGCGCCTCCTGACAATCTGCGCGGATGGTTTCCTCAGTCGCGCGCAGCCACTTCACGTACTTGGTCGTCATCCTTACGCCTCCTCAGCGTGACGTTGCATCAGCGCATCTAGCCGCAGCCCAATCGCGGCCATGCGGTCCTCGGCACGCTGCATCTCGGCGCGGTGCGCTTGCCCCATATCGTAGAAGTATTCGCGCTCCTCGTAGCCACCCCGCCGCTGATTGCCAGCCCAGTTCGCAAGCTGGCGGCTGGTGTCTACCTGCTGGCGCGCCTGATCGTACTCAGTGACTAACCGGTCAACTGAGGTTTCCGCCTCGTACCGGTCCCAGTCTACGCGGCGGTGGAAGGTGTCCACCTCTTTGCGATACTTGAGCGGCACGGCGGCACCTGACAAGAAGGTGTGAGGCAGCCGGTTGTCCTGTTGCACATACACGCTCTCGGTCTCCTGCACCTGCCCATCAACGATGATGTAGCGGACCAACCCAACGAAATCCTCAAACATCAGGTCAGGGTGTTGGCTTCCTTCGCGCTCAATCGTGGCTCGGGCTGACTGGCGGGCCTGTGCGTAGGTGGCTGCGTACTCTTGCTCTAGCGTCTCATCAACACCGTCATCGTGCAGCTCTACCAGCTCACTCACCCAGTCGTAGCAAATCTCACGCGCCATTGGTCTGTTCTCCCGTTCAGGTGATGGTGCCAGCAGAGGCGCTGACACCACAATAATGGCAAGAGGTGCGAGCTATGTCAAGAGGCAACCAATGCCGGGACGTCGGGGCGGATCAGCAGCAGAATGTCGCGGCAGGGATCAAACCATGCGTCCCCGATCTGGTTGCCTTCGGCGTCCCGGTAGAAGGCCCACCACATCCGCGAGGGCCGGTCGTAGTAGCCAACAATCCAAACCTGCTCGCCGACCTTGTAGTTGATTTCCTTTGACATTGCCCTGTTCTCCCGTTCAGGTGATGCCCGGGGCCAGCAATCCGGCTGGCCCCGGGCTATGGTTCAGAGTTTCACGATCCGCGCGCTGACCACTTCGTACTTGTCAAACCGCCCCATCGTACTGCTGAACAGGGACCTCCAGACCTTGCCGACCTCCTTCTCCACGTTGTAGTCGCTGAGAGAGCAGATCGGAAACTCGCTCTTTATTGTCATGCCAGCCATGTGGCCGGTGAGGAACTTGTGCTGCTCAACAACGCGGAACTTGTACATGGTCCTGTTCTCCCGATCAGGTTAGGTCGGCAACCTCAGTGCTGCCGGACACCAGAATAATGGCAAGAGGGGCAGGATATGTCAAGAGGGAATCCAAAAGTTTTTTTGCGCTGATTCCAGCTCACGGTGGAACCGCACCGGAACCTTGCAACCATCGTCGAACTCAGCAGGCAACTCCCCATCATCGACGTAGGCCCACGCGCGGTGAACAAGGATCTCGGCGTCATCAAACACATCGCGCACCAGTACTAGCCGAGCCTTGACGGTGCCCTGCTCATATCCCTCGGGCGCGGCACAGTCAGGGTGCGCCACTATTGGCAAGAGGGTGGCAACGGTCTCGCTGTGGCTGTGGTCGATAATGTCCTCATCATCGGTGCCGTCATATTCCACAAAAGTCTCTACGTCCCACTCGTAGAAGGTGCGGTTCGGCATGGTCCTGTTCTCCCGATCAGGTGGTTGGGGCCAGCCGGTTGACTGACCCCGTGAAATGTTAGAAGCCCCGGCAATCCATCTTTTCTTGAGTCTCCCGCACAGTGGTCTGCAAAAGATGGCGAACAAAGTTTGCCACAATAACAGCGGTACGTTGTGTGTCTGTGGCATCACCAGCCATCAGCTCATTGTGCAGGAGCTGCGCCATCTCGCCGCTATTGTCAAGCAGGCGCTCACGAACAATCTCTTGAATCACAGAGTTGGGACCGTTTACCAATAGGCCGAGCATATTGGAGGCAAGACCCATGGCAAGAATGGTAGGGGTCTCGGAGCGGATGAAGAGGGGCGCGGCAGTAGTCATGGTTCTAATCTCCCGGTCAGGTTGCTGTGTGGCTGCCTCATTGCCGCCGCACACCAGTATAATGGCAAGAGTCCCATGCAATAGCAAGAGGCAGTTTCATTATTTGTTCTTCATCTTTGCAAAGGGCACAGCGGGGCCATTCCCGGTCAGGTCATAAGCGCGAAGCGCATACCTGTCGTGCGGGACACCGGACCAGTGCGGTCCTCGTCGTGTAGGCTGTCCGGCTCACAATGGGGTCCCTTCCAGATCCACGCCCGCTAATGCGTGGTCCCCCTCGGGAGTTACCTGCGGTCTTGTGATGCGACCGTGTGACGCGGCTTGGTGATTTCTGACCGACTGGGGTGCAGGCGCGGCAGAGCCCAGATTCTTGACCTACTCACCATCCGGTAGCGTCAGGATTGGTTGGCTGTGGGACAGTCACAACCGGTCGGGAGACGCAAGGGAGGCCCGACCTGTGCCTAGTCTACACCTTCAGCCTTGCAGGTCAAGGGACCAAAACAGAAAAGCCCCGGTTCGCACCGGAGCTTTCTGCGAGGCATTACGACGGGAGAGACGTAATCCTCTGCACCTGATCGGTCTGACTTGGCATCGGGTGCGCGTGGCGCATCACGCGAAGCTGTCCCCAAGTCAACAGCAAATCTACCACGGTAGCGAAAGTGTGCAAGCCCTTGGCCTTACTTTTTCAGCATCTTTTTCACGGCGTGCAGGCCCATGGCAAACAGGCTGGCCAGCAGGACCTTGACCATCTCCACGTCCAGCGCCATCAGAGCCGACAGGTCGCCGTCCTTGATGCCAAAGTCCATGCCAGCCACTTGGCCCAGCAAGGTAAAGACCGTAACGGTGACCATGACAAAGGCCCGCTTCTGCCACACCGACAAGCCATCTACCCACACCAGATAGCTCTTGAGCCCCTGCACGGTTAGTGCCGCCAGCGGGCCAACAATAAGCGCGAACCCGTACTCTACCAGCTTGAGCTTGAGCGTGTCCACCGATCACCTCCAGTTCAGGTTAGATCGCACCAACCTCACGCCACACAGCGGGAGGGCCTCCAGTTGCCAAGAGTCGAGCCGCGCGCGGAGAGGGAGACCGCCGCATTGGAGGCCCCCACTGCACATGAGGAAAATCAAGAAAGGTCTCGTCCTTGGTGCTGCCGTCATGGTCCCAGTCTGCGCCCCAGCGAAGGCCCTCCGCTTGCCACGCGCGGCCATAGGCATCCCAAACCCAGCGTGGGGCAGTGTAGCCGTCCTTGCGCGGGATCACATCAGCGGCTAGTCCGTAGCCGTGCCATGTTTCGTCGGCGTCCCGGCTGAAGGTGACCCGCCCTCGGCCGTCATCATAGTCGCGCCCAAAGCCGTACAGGTACTCCTGCCGGTCATGGGTCCGCAGAGTCTCCACCACCACCGGGTCGAACCCCATAGCCATCAGGCGCGCGATGCCGCGCTCCAGTGCGGCCCGGAACTTGGGGGCCAGCACGCTCAGGTCTCGTACCGCGCGTACCTCGACCGGCACTGTGCCAAAGACTGGGGACACTAGACGCCCAGCTTCCCTTCAATACGCGCCACCCGTTCAAGGGTCTCCATCAGCACCCCTTGCTGCGCTTGTTGCCAGTTCTTGAGGTCATGCCGCACGGTTTGCATCTCGCGCGTGACCTGCTTCAGTGTGGCCTGCATCACACCCCATGCCGCTGCGACTGAGGCCACAATGGTGCCCACCGTCAACATGAGCGGAGAGAGCGTTATCGTCGGATCTCCAGCCATCATGAGGCCCTCACTAGGTTGACAGGTGGCGTGTTTCCACAATGCACACTCGGGAGTAAATCTGTGGAAAACACCACGCGCGCACAATACGCCGATCACCAGCCGCTCGCCGGAAATGCCTTGTTTGCCAGCCGCTCCGCACAGACCTGAAAAGCATCATGGTACAGCCGCCCCACACGCGGCAGCGCCCACAGCCGCTCGGCTCGCTTGCGGATAGCCCGCCGGTTAAGACGCCCGACTTTATCAAGAGCCGCCACAAACTGGCTCATGGTGTTGCACCGGTACCCTGTGATGCCGTGCTGAATGGTTTCCGCAAACGCGCCAAAGTCGGACGTAATAGCCGGGACGCCGCACAACTGCGCCTCCACCACTGAGCCACAAAAGGGCTCAACATAGCGGGAGGGGGCGACAATGCACCGCGCCATGTTCAAGATCCGTTCCCGTTCCTCACCCAAAACCCCGAGGT